CCTACGAAACAATCCTAAAATTTTTGATAAGGGATATTGTTTAGCTGGAGCTGTAGGATCTTTTAGGTTCATTCAATTAGTGGAGTTTTTAGATGAGCCCTCTCGCCAATTTAATGGTTTAAGAATGCAGGATCCTTATAGATGGGTAATCCAGGTTTTTGTAGATGGCAAACTTAAACCCTACCTAAAAGAAAAAGAATATACAATGCATGAAGATGAAAAAATCTTGATGATATTGGGTGAAAAAATCTTTATAATAGAGAGTGACTTTCAGGTCGGGGAGATAAGGGAAAATTATTTTGCCATTGGAAGTGGTGCCAAGTATGCCTTAGGAGCCCTATTTAGTATGGGACAAATGTTTACTAAAGATTCTGTTGATATACATAGGATCATATATAGCTGTTTAGGAGCTGCGAAATTTTATGACAAGGGCAGTGGAGGAGATTCAATAATAATAACTAAAAATTTTAGCGATGAGCAAAAAACACATCAGCTATCCCAAGATAGCTCAATTTAGAAACATCATTTCTACAATTAGAAGACAAGTACAATTTGTAGGTCTAGATCTAGATGGCAATCCTATCTATGACTCTAGTATAGCGAATCCTATTCTAACATTTACAGGAACTGTAAAATTACACGGGACCAATGCAGGGGTTTGTTACAATGAGACAGATGGATTATGGTACCAGTCTAGAAACAGGATCCTTACAGTGGAGAGTGATAATGCAGGATTTGCATTTTTCGCAGACTCTAACAAGAAGCCTTTTGAAAACTTAATTAGGACAATTGCCTATGATCATAAAATTGATCTTTCTCAAGATACTATTTCAATCTATGGAGAGTGGGCTGGAAGAGGCATCCAAAAGGGAGTGGCAATATCTGAATTAGAAAGAGCATTTTATATCTTCGGTGTGAAAGTATCACCTATAGAAGATAGGTATGTTGGAGATAATGAATCATCTCCAAGAGTTAAAGTCAATCCATATTGGATCGATTGTAATTTACCATATCTAAAATTTGAAAGTAAGGGTATTTATAACATCTATGATTTCCCTACTTATAGTTTAGATATAAATATTGGCAATGCTGACATGGCTACAGCGGAGTTGGTTAAAATTACTGAAGCTGTTGAGGCTCAGTGTCCTGTTGCAGCACTCCTAGGATCTCATGGAGTAGGTGAAGGAGTTGTTTGGTCTTGTGATTTTAATGGCACAACTCACCGTTTTAAGGTTAAGGGAGATAAACACTCTGTATCTAAAGTTAAGAAATTGGCACCGGTGAATACAGAGAAGTTGATTCAGGTTGAGAAGTTTGTTGACTATTCAACAACTCAAAATAGACTAGATCAAGCGTGTCAAGAAGTATTTGGAATAGGTGCAGAGTTAGATATTAAAAAATTGGGTGATGTGATTCGTTGGATGATTAAAGATATCAACACAGAAGAAGCTGATATCATGACCGAAAGAAATCTATTTCCAAAAGATGTAAACAAATATATCAGCCGAAGAGTAGCTGAAATGTTTAAAAGAAATTTATTATAATTAATGGTAGTTACAAAAAGAGACGGTACCACCGAAGAAATGCAGTTCGACAAGATCTGTGACAGAATTAGAAAAGTAAGTTTTGGGTTCAAATCTATTATTGACCCACAAGAGTTGGCAATCAAAATTATTGACAGTTTATACGATGGAGTTTCGACTAGTCAGATTGATAGTGAAATCTCACAATTGGCCGCATCGATGGTTACAGTCAATCCAGATTATGCACAATTGGCTGCCAATATAGCTGTTTCTAATTTGCATAAAAATGTTACTCATTCTTTCGCAGAGGGGATTGAGACGATGTATAATTATGTAAACCCAAAAAATCAAAAGCATTCACCCATTGTAAGTAAGGAATTGTATGAGCTTGTAGAAAAGAATGCAGAAGTTATTGAGGCCACTATTGATTATGACAATGATTATAATTATGATTACTTCGGGTTCAAAACTTTGGAGAAATCCTATTTGTTAAAAGTGAATGGGAAAATCTTTGAAAGGCCTCAAGATATGTTAATGAGAGTATCTTTAGGAATCCATGGTTACGATTTAGATAATGCGTTTGCCACTTATCATATGATGAGTAAGAAATATTTTACTCACGCAACTCCAACTCTATTTAATTCAGGAACACCAATGCCACAAATGTCATCTTGTTTCTTAATTGACATGGAGGAGGATTCATTAGATGGTATTTACAATACACTTAAAACCTGCGCTATGATTTCTGGCTCTGCTGGAGGTATAGGATTTACTGCACATAAGATTAGATCAACAGGATCTTATATCACAGGAACCAATGGAGTATCAAATGGATTAGTTCCAATGCTGCGTGTATTCAATGATACAGCTCGTTATGTAGATCAAGGAGGAGGAAAAAGAAAAGGATCCTTTGCAGTATACCTAGAACCATGGCATGCAGATATTTATGAGTTCCTGGATTTGAAAAAGAATCATGGAAAAGAGGAGGTCAGGGCTAGAGATTTATTCTACGCAATGTGGATAAATGACGAATTCATGCATAGAGTAAAGGCAGATGAGATGTGGTCTTTGATGTCCCCATCTGAATGTCCAGGTCTTGATGAGTTGTATGGGGAGGCTTTTCAGAAAGCGTATAGGCAATATGAAGCACAAGGCAAATTTGTTAAGCAAGTTAAAGCTAGAGACCTTTGGGAGAAAATTTTGATATCTCAAATGGAGACAGGTACACCTTATATGTTATATAAAGATGCTGCAAATGAGAAATCCAATCAAAAGAATTTGGGTACTATTAAGTCTTCTAACTTATGTGCTGAAATTTTAGAGTATACTTCGCCCGGAGAGGTTGCGGTATGTAATTTGGCATCGATTGCATTGCCAATGTTTGTAGAACAGGCTGAAGATGGTACTTATTATATCAACCATAGGAAGTTGTATTCAGTGGCCTATCAAGCAACTTACAATCTCAATAGAGTCATCGATAGAAACTACTATCCAGTATGGCAAGCTGAAACTAGCAACTTTAAACATAGACCAATTGGATTAGGAATCCAAGGATTGGCAGATATGTTTATGAAGATGAGATTACCTTTTGAATCAGATGAGGCAAAGCAGCTTAATAAAGATGTTCATGAAACAATTTATTATGCATCTTTGAAGTGTTCTAATGACTTGGCTAAAAAAGAAGGGGCTTATCAGACCTTTAAGGGTTCTCCTTTATCAGAAGGGAGATTTCAATTTGACCTTTGGGGCGTTTCAAGTAGAGATTTAAGTGGTAGGTGGGATTGGAATCACCTTAGAGCTGACATAAGACAAAATGGAGTTAGAAATTCATTGGTTACAGCTTTAATGCCAACTGCATCTACAGGACAAATTCTAGGAAACAACGAATGTTTCGAACCATATACCTCAAACATATATACAAGAAGAGTTCTTTCAGGAGAGTTTATTGTTGTGAATAAATTCTTGATTGAAGATTTATTAGAACTTGGATTGTGGGATGATAATATGAGACAACAATTAATGGCAGCCAATGGTTCTGTACAAGGATTAGATATCCCAGATGATATGAAACAATTGTACAAAACTGTATGGGAGATGTCTATGAAAAATATCATTGATATGTCTGTCGACAGAGGATTATTTGTAGATCAATCACAGTCTTTAAATCTATTTATTCAAGATCCTGATTTGAGCACCTTAACTTCAATGCATTTTTATACTTGGCAAAAAGGACTTAAAACAGGTATGTATTATCTAAGGAGTAAATCTGCAGTTAATGCTAAGCAGTTTACATTAGATGTAGAGACTACAAAAAAGCCACAGGAAGACGAGGATCAACCAATGAGCACAGAAGAATTTAGAGCTATGATTCAAAGTAGCAAGCAAGCTTCTGAAGAGGGAGATGATTGTCTGATGTGCGGTAGTTAATTATGGCTAAGAAAAAAAGTAGAGGTTACATATTTCAAATAAAGCATAAGCCTAAAGAAAGAGTATCTTATATAACCGTCCTCCGAGAAGTTGAAAGGAGGACGGGTTATAGATACAAAGATATTCGTGAAGTGTTCTTGTGTGCAATTGATGTGATCATTGAACAAATGTGTGAAAAAAAGTTGGTGAGAATACCAGGTTTAGGTATGCTATTTCCTTATATCAAAAAAGGCCATTGGGCTAATGATATGAAAGGCGGCACCGAAAGCCCGGGTAGAATTTGGATACCCTCAAAGTGGATATTCCGAATGCAACCTAACCCAACGCTAACACGGAAACTTGCAGATGTAGAACTTACTGAAGAAGAAGAGAAAGAATTCTTCAATAAATAAAATCATAATATATGAGTAAATACACAGGTGAAAAACTAGACTATGTAATAGAACTCCTTGAGCAGGATAATACCTTATCTATTACAGCAGCAGTCAAAAAAATGTGTGAAAAATTTGATATTGGTTATTCTGATACAATAAGGATTAATATCAATAGATCATTAATCAGAAGAGGTAAGGGTAAGAAAGATTTAGAAAATTCTGATTCTTTTAAGCAAGCACAGAACAAAACTTTTGATAAAAGAAAGAAGACTTTTATCATTACCTGGGCACAAAATGCTACACCAATCCATCAAGGACTTTGGGATAATATACAAGCATATGCCAAGGATCTCAATGCCAATCTTCATGTGATTGCAGGTAGGTATAAAAATCCTACCTCTGTATTTGTTGAAGAAAAACATGACTATTGGGATGCCAAAGTGAGACCTTACTTGGATGCTAATCGTCATAATATACATCAGTACTTACAGGTATTGTCAGATGTTAAGATTTCACCAACAGCAGCAACTCCATTAAGTGGACTAAATAGTATCACAGGATTAGAGTCGTGTGTAGTGGGTCATCCAAGGCAGCATTTAAAATCATTACCTGTACTGGAAGGATATCCTCATAAGCTTTTATTATCTACGGGAGCATGTACTGTTCCTAATTATACAGATAGTAAGGCGGGTAAGAAAGGAGAATTTCATCACATGCTTGGTTTTGTAATAGTAGAGTTGGATGGAGATTTCTTCCACATTAGACAGGTGAATTGTGATGATGATGGAAACTTCTACGATGTATACAAGAGAGTAAAAGAGGGTGTTGTATATAATAATGAGGAAGGGATTGATGCAGCTATTTTGGGAGATGTGCATGTAAGGCACAATGATCCTGTAGCTACAGCTGCAGCTTTCAACTTCATTAAAAAAACAGAACCAGAACATATAGTGGTTCACGATGTTTCTGAAATGGAGTCAATACTTCATTGGGATGAAAAGGATCCATTCAAACTCTTAAAGAAAGAGGAGGAGGGGTTAGATAATCTCGAAGAGGAGATTGAAGGTGTAATGGATTGGATTAGGAAACATAAGGATTATGGTCAATTGGTAGTAGCTAGATCAAATCATGATGACATGCTAGATCGCTGGTTAAAAAATACTGATTGGAGGAAAGCTAAGAATAAGAAGATTTATCTTAAACTTTCTAACATCTTGGCCAACAACGAAAGTGCTCAAATTAAAGGAGTATTGCCGTTCTTAATAGACCAACAATTTGGTGAAGAAGTTATCACCCTAAGTTTAGATGATAGCTTTAGAATACATGATTGGGAATTGGCAATGCATGGACACTTGGGAGCTAACGGCTCAAGAGGAGGCCATACTCAGTTTAAAAATCTGAATACCAAAAATGCAGTAGGACACGGACACCATCCTCATAGAGAAGATGGACATATAATGGTAGGAACCTTATCTTATCTCAGGGTAGGATTCAACAGAGGACCTTCTAACTGGATGAATGGATTCGGTGTGATTTACCCGGATGGCAAATTCCAGATATTACATATTATTAAAGGAAAGATTTGTAGATAATATTAAAAGCAGAAATTAATTTTTCTGCTTTTTTTTGGTTTGTTAATTATTTTATTGTATATTTATACCATAAATAAAAACAACAATTATGCAAGTAGAAAAAATTATCACGGTAAGTTATACTTCTGCCAGCCAACCATTGCAGTATGCTAAGCCAGATAGAGATAGTCAGTCTGATTTAGAAAAATCGGAGAGAAATGATTGTGTAGTGAGAGCTGTAGAAGCAGCTTTTGATATCTCATATGAAGAGGCTCATAAGTGGGTAGCTGAAAATTTCGAAAGAAAGAATAAGAAGGGAACTAGAACTTATATCTTAAACGAGAAGCTACCGCAGATTAAAGAGGCCTTTGGAAAATCTATTTCTGAACTAGGTGAGCTAATTCCAGAACTGCACTCTACAAAGATCCTATTTAGAAGATGGTATCGAAAAAGGGGTAAAATGGCTTGGGGTAAATTCACCACAGAAAGATTCATCGAAAGATATCCCAAAGGAGTATACCTCATCTCAGTCAAAGGACATATGTTCACTATAAAAGATGGGGTGATATATGGTAACTACAGCGATGCTGAAAAAGCAAGAACAAGAATTGAGGAAGCATATAAAATAGAATAAACATGAAAAATTATAAATTAGAAGTATCAATAAATGAGAACGAACATTTTTGTGTTCGTTCTCAAAATGATGGGATGAATGCCTTTGAACTGCTCGGAATACTCGAGTGGAAAAAACAAGACATTATTAAACAAATGTCAGGTGATATTGAACCAGATTCTGTTACTAGAGAGATAGTAGAGGAAGAACCAAATGCTCAACTTCAGGAGACTTTGACTAAAGCTTTGGTAGGCTCATATGCTATTTATAGATCCAAGTATAGCCAGGGGGGAGCTACTGTTATAAAAATAGCTAAAGTGACAGTAAGGGATGATGATGGGTTTGTCCGTGTTATAAGCACAAATGGGAATGGATACAGTTTAGATATTTTAGAATTAATTTAAAACAAACGATATGAAAAAATTTACAGAAAAGCAGTTAAAAGATCATGGTGAGATATCATATCTTGTGTATCTCTATTGTATTAATAGAAATATTTTATGCAATTATTAATTAAGAAAGCTTCTCAAATATTGGATGCACCAACAGCATCTCAAAGGGGTATTTTAATCACTATATTGTTACTTAGAGAAAAGGATCCTGAACTGACTTTGGCTAAGGTTAAGAAAAAATTAAAGATAGCTAAAGTTAGGCAAGATCTAGTTTCTTTACACGAGATGGGTTATATTAGATGGAGTGAATATTCTAAGGCAAAAAAAATCCTAGAGAAAGAACAAACAACTCCAGAGGTGATTGAAATAATTGACTTTATGAATGGTTTGTATAAGCGTAAGTTCAATCCGAAAACCTCAGCATATAACACACCACTGAGAGAACGACTCAAAGAACATTCTGTTGATGATATCAAGAAAGTTATTGCCAATAGATATATAGCTTGGAAGGATGATTCTATAATGTCAAAACACCTGAATCCTGAAACCATTTTTAGAAAATCCAAATTTGACAAATACTTGGAAGAGGCGCTCAGGACTAAAGAAGGGGAATCGTTTTTGGCAGCCGAAAAGATAGACTTAAAATATGGTGATGAAATCACTTATGAGATAGCTCAGGGGTTATCAGATGACGATACTTATGTAATCAGAGTTTATCAAACAGATGGTCAGGGTAATAAGCGAGGCAATGGAATCAAATCTACTAGATATGGTAGAGATATTAAGAGAGTACTTTTTGTTGAAAATAAAAAGATTCAACGTGGAGAATTAAAAGAATATACCTATATTTATGCAAACAAATAAAATAACCTCTATGCAGGATTATCTGGATATAGCTATTGATCTTGAAATCCAGAGAATAAATTTGCCCTTTTGGAGGTTTAAAAAGAGAAGAGAATTGAAAAGACAAATTGAGTCAGCAGAAGAGCTGGCAAGAATCCATTATTTAGCTAGTAAATGATATTAGGGACAAAGGTAAGTTACTTCAGCAATACTAGAGATACAGAAGTAAAGAAAGATGTTTTAATTTTTGAGATTCTCGACTCTATTAAGAATGGAGCCTATAAAGATATAGTCAATAAAGTTAGGTCAGGCGATTCAGAACAAAAAAAGAGACTGCCTACTGTTGCTATGCATGGTAGATTTCGAGACTTTCGAAAGAAAAATGACTTCATAGAAGCTAGTGGTTTAATCATTTTAGATATTGATGATATAGAAGATGACCTAGAAGAAGTCAAGCAAGATATCATGGATAGTACTGATCACGTATTAGCTGCTATGATATCTCCTTCTGGAAATGGTGTCAAGGTTCTATATTATGTACAGCCTGAAATAGTAAACCAAGACTCATATAGGCAGATCGGAAAGCAGCTGGTAGATGAGTTTAGTATCTACGGGCACGTAGATTATCTGAGCGTTACTGATTGTTTGATCATGACATATGATCCTTATATTCTTGTAAATAAGGATGTGTGGCCAGCCATGGTTTATCTTAAAGAGGTGGCCACACAGGAGGTTGAATTAGAAAAATTAGATGATACTAGAAATCTGTGGGAAGATCCCGAAGACTTTTTTGACACAGTGTTAGCTGAAGATATTTCACAAAAGACTAACAATAATTTTCACTACATTCAGGTAGCCTTACTCGACTTGGCCAAGTTTGGATTTTATCATCCTAAGGAAGATTTAAGTTTTGTGATTGACTATGCAGAATCAGCTTTTAAATATTCCCCAGAGAACAAGAAAAGGTTTCAAGAGGCTGCCCAAATTGCAAATGAATACCCACAGTTAAAATGGCCCTATAAATTTGAAAGGGTTGCTGAAGAAGAGGAACCTTATTTGGATTATTCTGATTATATGTCAAATGAAGAATCCGATGTTCCTAAGGATGAAGAATCGGATGGGTTTATAAATCCACAACAACTTAAAAGTGCTGTTATAGAAACAGTCAAAGAGGGTGATAGAGTAGGAGATGAGATATCTTTGTCCAACTTTGCAGATGTCTTTAGATTCAAGGGCACCGGAGTATTAACAATTACAGGGATTCCTGGTCATGGTAAAACTGAATGGACTGATCAATTGATCATAGATTTAGCCCGATTACACATGAGCGAAACTCTGGTTGTAGGATACGAGCAAACACCACAAGAACACATCATCAAGTTAATTCGAAAAATGGTAGGTACTGATATCACTTGCCCAAGCTGGTTTGTTCCAGATAATATGGATGAATTTGATGAGGCCTACGATTTTATCACAGAAATGATCCATCATTTGGATGCCACATCAGTTGGAGGTAATATCAATACTATACTTGAAAAGCTGGCTCAGAAGATTAAAGAACTTAGAGCCCGGGGTAAAAATCCTAAATATGTAGTAATTGACCCCTTCAATATGTTATCTATCAAGGGTAGATTTTCAGGGCATGAGAAGGTAGAGGAAATTTTTAGAAGGATTACACATTTCTCTCATCAAATGAAGGTGATGGTAATTTTGATCGCCCACCCTTTTAAAATGGGTATCGATGAAAAAACAGGGGAATATAAAGTTCCGGATTTTTATTCAGTAAAAGGTTCCTCGGTTTTCTTTGAAATGTCATATCACGGATTAACAGTTTATAGAAAACTGGGAGTGGTGATGATTAAGGTTTTGAAAGTTAAGCAAAACAATTTAGGAGAACGTGAGGCCGAAGTATTTTTTGAATATGACAGGCCATCAGGAAGGTATATACCTGTAGATGAAGAATCAATGGAATTAGAAGGAGACCATCGTGACAGAGATTGGTTACAAAAAGCATTAAAATTAAAAGAACAAAATGAGTAATATAGAACCATCAGTAGTTGTAAAGACAAATTTTACACTAGCACACAGGGCTATCTTAGACATGGCCACATCTGGAGAGAACGTATCGGTATTCTGGGGTTCGAATGATATGATAAAAGAAACTGTTGATGAACATCAGATGATCGAAGATTTTGTAGATAAGTGTGGATATACTAGAGCAGAGGCAATAGTGGCAACTAGAAATGTGTTGGAAGTTTAAAATAATATCTGTATCTTTAGGTCAAAATAACATTATGGCTAGAGTGAACAAATTCAATATTCGTTGGCAGATCATTAGAACTAATGCTAAGAAGTATAAAAATGTAGATCAGAAGATTGATTATGTATTAGGATTTCTTAGAATGTATAATTCGAAGGAGAATTATGCTAGGGTTAAGAATTGGCTGACGATGACAGCAATGGGTTACAGAGAACAAAGTATTAAAATACTATTCTCACAATCTAAGGAATTGATCGAAACAATTGAGTATGATAAGGAAGATGAAAAGAATGATTTTTCAATATTCTCAATTGAAGACTTAATCTATGTTCATAAGGATTTAACTAAGCGAAAGTATGGATTTCAGTATTCAAAAGTGCCAGTATCTCATATCAATTTTATGAGAGAGTTGACAGAGTATTTAGATGACAATGTAGAAAATTGGAAAAAATATTAGATATTTGTTGATTGATAATAATTAAGTTTGTATCTTTACGATATAAAACATATTAAACACGCATTATGAAAACTTCTAAAAGAATTTGGACAAATCAGGAACTTACAATAGCCTATTATATGGCCAAGTGGAATATGAACGGAATTGGAATTACCGAACAGGCGCTAGTAGATGGTGTAATAGGTAATACCTCAGTAGGAAGTTTTCGCATGCAGGTTGCCAACTTTAGATATCTATTGGATATTGAAGGGTGCCAATTAACACACGCTTCTAAAAAAATGAAAGAGCTGTGTGAAAAATTATCTAACAAAACAATGACTCAGGTCAGAAGAATGGTTATCAAGGCTATTAAACAATCAGATGTTAGTTCTGAATATTATTCAACTAAGAAAAACAATGAAGCTGCTTATAAAAGACGTGATGAATTGAATCAGTTGAGCGAGACTAATTATCAAAATAAATTGAAACAATTAAAAAGATATAGAAATCTAGTAAAAAAGTAAATTATGGGAATATTACAATCATTAAAAGAAGCTGAAAAGACAGCTGAAAAGGCAACTGGGCCTCTATTTTAAAACAAGAAGAGACGCAAAGGGAGATTATAGCTGTTGAAGGTTCCACAGTTACTATTAACGGAATATCTTTCCATAGATATTACCTTGAAAAATTGTTAGAGATAATGACTGCCTCTAGTGCAACCTGGGGAAGTGCTCCTGGTATGTCTTTCTGTGGAGATTCAGAGTGTCCTCAACCTCAATATAGAAGAATGAACACCGTAAACTTCGGAGGCATTTCACTTGATGTATCTAAAGTTCAAGAATTAATAGAATTAATCTCAAAATCAAATTAATATAATAAATCATGGAAGAATTTTTAAGAGTTGTGGTACTACCGCTAGCACTAATCGTTTTAACAATACTGATCTCAATCTGGGCTCATAAAGATCGAAAGAGAATAGATAAGATACTGAAAGAACCTGAGTTCCCAAAGAATGCCTTTGAAACTTGGACTTATGCCGAAACCTATGTAGCTGCCTATTTAGCTATGTATGATTGCAATAGGTCAAGCCCACTATTGATTGCATTGGCTGATAATATTGAAAGAACACCAGGGGCACTTTATACTAAGGCTAGGAAAGTTTTTAGAACCAAGTCGGGTGCAAGAAACCATAATATAGAATTGTCTGCATATAACTGTGTATACTCATTCTCAAAACATAAAGCTGAATCTGAGTTGGTTAACGTACTCAAACAGATTAGTGGAGATGGGAACTGGTTGTATGACCAGGGTTATTTTAAGAAATTGTTTTAATTGTTTTTATTTAGAAAAAGGGAAGGGTGTAAAAAACTTTTCCCTTTTTTGTTGTTTAATTCAATATCTTGTCGTATATTTACCCTATATAAATAACAATTATCATGAAAAAATTTACTTTTAAGGTACACAGGCCCACTGGAAGGTACAGGTCTTTTAGTAATTCTTACACTGACATAAAATTTAAGGGCAATGTTTGCGGCTCCATTGCTAAAAAAGATATTAAAGATACATATGTCTATAAGGTCAAATTCCAAATTATCAAAGATGATATTAATTCTGACGGTAATCCTAATTGCATATGGAGATGGATCACCCTTGCTAAGGAATTTTCCACAGAAGATCAAGCAAGAGAGTGGGTCAACAAAATATTGACGCAATTATATTACAATTGAATCTAAAATTACAATAATATGAAATCACCATTTGAAGTAGGAACCTTTTTAAGATATGTAGGTCCTGGTAAAAAATATATGTTCTTATCAGATCAAACAAAAGAAGAGATATATTCCAAGGGATCTATAGTGGCAGTTGTAGAGAACACAAATTTTGACTATAATAAGACAAATTCTCACAATGATGTCAATCTACCGTTACAAGAAGGTGAGAACTATAGTTTATGTGTCAATGGTCGAGGTAGAGCAATATATATTTATCCGTCAGACAAATCTAATTGGGAGATTGTTCAAACCTATGGACAATTGGCCCCTGCAGAACGCAGATATGCACCACACTTGTTTGAACTAGAGGCTAATGTGATCCACTTGAGTGAAACTATGAAAGCATTCTTAGCAGATTATAAAGAATGTGTAGAAATCAAAAAATCAAGAAATATGAACTTACAAGAAAAAATTAACGAGAACACCATCCTTTACTATGTTGAGGATAACAATTCTCACTACGACGAGAATGGCAATTTAGTCATAACTGTATTCTCTCTTTCATTCGGATTCTATGACTGTCAATACTTTGTATTTGTAACTGCAAAAGACATTGAACAGGATTTTGCTTCTGTTTGCCTTGATGGAGATTCAAAACTACATGACAGCTTCGAGAATGCTTGCGAAAATGAGCATTGGGAACTGATCAAGAAGAAGTGTGCGGACTACGTTAAGTATCGCGCTGAGTTAGAAGCTGAATTTCAATCATAATTCCTGTAAATAATATGACACAGAGAGAAGCAAAAATACATGCACAAAGAATAGCGACAGCACTAATAAGCAATGGATTAGACTCTGCTTGCACTGTTGACGATGATATGACTCAGGATGAAAAATCATAAAGTTGAAGCTGAATTGACAAAATTTAGAGACAATTTATATGAGAGAACTAAAAAAATGGGTGGAGAATTTAACGCCTATACTGGATATTAATACTGTAGATAGCGGAGACTGGGGGAATTGGAATATAGAAGATGAGGATGTCTACATGGCATGTATGATCGCTCTTAAAAAAGCAGAAAATATCAGTTTCAGAAAGCGTAATAAATTAACTAATTCAGTATCAACTGATTAGTATTTTCACACCCGTAAAAAATCTGCATTGTAAAATATTGATTATCAATTAACTATTTTAACTCAATATAATAGATGAAAAAGAAAAATAAGGTTATAAATAATAAAGGGGATTATGAAGTCAAAAATAGAAGAATTATTAAAAGAGGCCAAAAGACGGTGGGAGTTGAACAGTTATTTGATGAGAATAGCTAAGCGAGATAAGGATTATCCTAGCGCCCAATGTCACTCACTAGCAGTTGCTAGATATATCAGGATCCATAGAAGGTTGGAAGAATCGTTAAAGAAATATTAAAAGAGTTATCTATTCGATGAGTAAGAATCAGGAATATATGAAAATCAGGGGTGAAGACAAAGTCTGGAGCTCCATCAAGACCAAAACCGGTAACCTAAAAAACGTTGCGCAAACACAGCTTGGCCAGCAAATCATATTGGATGAAGCACTCCGAGTGTTACCTCAAGTGCGTGACTGGATAGATAATTCCAGCGCCCGTGTATATAGGAAAGAACTGAAGGAATATTTTAAGAATGATGATATCTTATTGACCAAGATATCCGAGACATATCTGTATTTGGCTGGATCTATCTACAATGATTACACCCAGAATAATGATAAAAAGATGTCTCGCCATAAGAACGTAAATACATTGAAGACTAGGGTAACTCCTGAGTTGTCATTCGATCTCACTTGGCGATTCTTAGAAGTTATCATCGAACTAAGTCAGTACTTCGGTGTAGAAAAACTATTAACACACAAGGATGGCACCTTTAATTGGAGCTTCAGATATACTTGCAACATCAGTGATGAAATACTAGATAGGCTGTCTTTAGAGGCTGCGCAAGCATTCTACCCGTTGCCAATGTTAGAGCCACCTGTGGATTGGTCTTATGAGGATGAATACTTAGTCGGAGGATACAGTCATTATCAATATGAGATGATAAGAGCTAATCGTGCAATCGATTATTCTCTATATTCAAATAAAATATTTGACGCCATCAACTATATTCAAAGCACCCCTTGGAGGGTAAATGAACATTTGCTCAAGCAAGTTAGTATAGACTTGAGAGCACCTATCAAAGGAGACTTTGTCAAGACAACTTATCCAGATCCTGAACCGTGTAAGTGGGAGATACTTCCCGATGAACTAAAGGCTTTGGATGATAAGACCAGGGAATCTTTATTAGAAATTAGAAAGGAGTTCAGGGAACAGGTGGAATTATATAATGCTGAGGTGGGAGACTATGAATCAGCTGTGGGAAAATACCGGGCTGTAAAAATGGCAGTTCAGATCGCCGAGGAATACAAGGGTAAAGTAATCTACTTTCCCCACTCATATGATTTCAGGGGAAGAGTATATCCAATACCTGTAGGATTATCCCCTCAGGGTTCGGATGCAATCAAAGCACTACTTGAATATGCCAATGGTGAGGAGCTCACAAAAGATGGTGAAGATTGGTGTTGGGCTTATCTTGCATCACTGTATGGAGATGACAAAATAACATTTTCTCAAAGAATTATTCGAGGTAAGGAATTATTGTCAGCTGATTATAAAGAAGCTGATGAACCTTATCAGTTTTTAGCGCATCAATTGGAGATGTTGCAATTGGTTAATGATCCTAAGTATAAAGTTAAAGCACGCATCCATCTAGACGCTTGTAATTCTGGGTCACAGTTTACCTCGGCCATTACGGGAGATAGAGAAGGATGCCTAGCAACCAATGTTATGCCAACTATTTTGGAGGATGGATCGCAGCTTAGGCAGGATGCCTATATGTTAGTGGCAGAAAAGGCATTGGCACTTACAGAAAGTTATATCAATGATGAAAAAGATCGTGAGAAAAAATCTGTGTATAGATTATTCCGTGATTTACTCAAAGATAAGGGTAGGAAGATTTGTAAAACACCTGTGATGGTTTCAAACTATGGAGGAACAGCGGGTGGTAGAGCCGAGATCCTTTGGGACATGATGAGAGAGTTGGATGTAGAACGAAAGTGGATCACTAAAAAGAATGCGTCCCTATTTGCAAGTATCATAGGATCTTCTATCACCGGGGTATTATCAGGAGGTAAGGCTTTTGAGGGATATATTCAGCAGATGAATAATATCATTTCTAGGAATGGGAAGGCTATATGGTGGACTACTGATGACGGGTTTTATGTTGTTCATGTTAAGAACAAAGAATTGAAGTCGAAACAAGTAGTTTGTATGCTACCTGGAGCCCGCAGAAAGACAACTATCATAAAGAAGCAATATTCTGATAAGATTTCACCAGTAAAAATGAAGTCAGCTATCTCCCCGAACTATATCCACTCGTTGGATGCAGAATTGTTGAGGAGGGTGGCTTTAAAAATGCAGAGAGCTGGAATCAAGGATTCAGATTGGATTCATGATTCTTTCGGATGTCACCCCAATTATGTATCTCAAATGTTGGAGCTCACAAAGATTGAATTTAGAAAGCTAGCAAGAAAGTCTCCTTTGAAAAAATTAGATAAGGAGTTGAGATCACAGGCAGATGATTCAAGGGCAACCACGAGAATGTTGAGTAATATCAGAATACCATCCCTAAGGGGCTTTAATATCTCAGAAGGGGATTTAGATGTAGTAATGGAATCAGAATGGTTCTTTAGTTAAATTAAAATTAAGAATATGGATATCATAAGAGAAGAGGCGGCTCATGATGAGTTGGGTTCTAATAAACAATTAGTAGCAATCCCACCAGAGGGATGCAGCGAGTATTTTACACCAGGGAAAGAATACCCAGTAATACATCATAGAAAATCTGCAACACAGGAAATTTTTGGATACGCCTTTAGAGTTTACGCAGACACCGGAGACTTGGCACTTTGCCTCCAACACCAGTGTGGACATCTGAATGATCAGAGTTGGATAATTAAAGAAAAAGAATAATGATGGATGAAATTTTATTTAGATTAGTGATTGTGTGTATGATTACCTGGGTCTTTAATAGGCTAGGTATAAGGCCCAGGGTAGAGGGCGGATATAAGGAAGTCAGAACAAAGCATCCACTTATTCAAGCCTTGTATATAGGCTACGCCTTAGCGTGCTTCATAGGTGGCACAGGAATAGTGGTGTCAGTTGTATGCTGGATTTTATTTGCAAGTTATATATAAATTTATAAATATGAAAATCAAGACAATTAAAAAAGTAGTCATTGGTAAAATGGAGGATTGGTTAGATTCAATCACAGATGAAAAGCTGAGAAGTAAAGTGAGAAAAAATTTGCTAGTCTCAGGTGGGTCTATCACATCGATGCTATTAAAAGAGCCTGTGAATGACTATGATATCTATATCCAAGATATGGAAGTGTTATTAGAACTGGCAAATTACTATTGTGGTGATGTACTAGATGGTAGAAAGAGGGAGGAATATCTCAAAAACTACAAGCCGGATATTTTTGCAAACAAGGGAATTATACCATATGGGGAAAATATGGGAGAGAAATACGTATCTGAGCAGTGGGTAAGGTATTCTAACTTAAAACCCGACCAGGTTAAATTGAACATCGGTGGAGCAGGGATTAGAAAAGAATATCCTGAAGATGACAAGACAAAGTATAGAGTTGAATTTTTATCTCAAAACGCAATCTCATTAAGTGATGATATTCAAATTGTATTAAGATTTAATGGTAATGTGGAGCAGATCCATAAAACATTCGACTTCATACACGCTACTAATTATTTTACCTTTGAGGAAGGTTTGATCCTAAATCAAAAGGCTTTAGAAAGTATCTTGACAAAGGAGTTAAAATACCAGGGTTCACTATATCCACTTACATCTATCATAAGAATGAAAAAGTTTTTATTGAGAGGGTGGTCTATGAATGCCGGTGAGATGTTAAAAATCATGTTTCAAATAGCTGAGCTGGATTTAACTGATATCGAAGTTCTAGAAGAACAATTAATAGGTGTCGACGTTGCATACTTCGCAACACTGATTGAGGCACTTAGAAATGTAGATCCAAAGAAAATCACGCCAAGTTATATGTCAGCGATGATTGATAAAATCTTTAACGAGGTATGATTCTTAAATACTCAATCATAATCCTAGTTACACAAATTGTATTTATAGGATGTAGAACTTGGAATGTCCGGGCGATTGCAGATAGAAATATGAGACAGGTGTTGATCTCCAGTGGACTGGTACACCTGTCTTGGCTAGTAAGTATAGCAATAGGAAGCGTATCAATGCATAAAGTGATCAGTGAATTTTCTTGGGATTATTTACCTATAATTATATGTAGTTTAACAGGCGGCCTAATTGGAAGTTATTTGGGATTAAAAGAAAAATTGAAAGGATGAAAAAACTAAAAAAGAGAATTAGGGCAAAGATATTAAGCTTGGTAGAGAAGTGTTTTAGCGTAATTATATTGGATAAATTTCAGCATGCATATTTTCAAAGGGTCACTAATTATAATCTGGAGAAGATAGAGTGTGAATATGAGATAGAAAGACATCTACTACAAGACCCGCGTTACAGGGATTACATCCGTATGGAGATAGTGCAAAAACTGGTGAAAGATTTAATTAAGAGGAATGTGTTGGAGATGGAGTCTTACGAAGACCCATATCATAGGACTGTCAAAATGAGAGGGGAGTTAATACTAGCAAGAAAAAAATCTTAAAAAAATTTCCTCAAAAATTTGGTTGGTATTATTATTGTTTGTATCTTTATCCTAGATATAAACAAGTAAAATATATATTATGAAAGTACTGGTGGATAAACAACCTGCACAAGAGGCGGATAGAATCACTATTAAGATAAATGATGATTTAGAGTTCAGAATTAAATATGAACATGGTGAATTAGAAATTATGAAAATTAATTTCGAGGATACAGCATTGTCAATATTGCCTAAAGTTTCAAATGTAATAGGATTAAAATAAAGAAAATGGGGAATATATCATTTTGGACAAGGGGTAAGGAGTTCACTAATCTAGTAAGAGATTTTATACAAAGTGGTGAATTTGATAAGTCAATTTTAATATTGAAAGACGGGGGTATGACCAATGACATGATTCTAGATTTCTTTGATGGAAAATTAAAATTAGTGGGAGATACTAGAGAGGGAGATCTGGAAATTAAGAAATCTAATTACAAGAAAGACTTACTATTTACCGGTTGGAATACTCTTTGTGATAAATATCATCGCGAGCGTTATCAAATAAAACAAGCTTCTGAATCTCGTAATAAGGATTTCAAAGCCTTATTTTCCATTATCTCTAAAGAAGATTTTATATTAAGATATAAATATCAGATACTAGAGAATGAGGGGTATAAGATTTATAAGCAGCCACCACTCTATGAAGTTCATGATGGGGTTATTACAAGAGATGGGTATTTTGTCGAGTGTGGATTCCAAGGGCATTCTTTTTTATATCCTGTATTGAAAGCTGTGGGATTAGCTAGCATGGGAAGTTGGATGGATGACAATTACTGCCTACATATTTCATCAAAAGCTTACAGTGGAAAGGTATGTTATAATATTAAACATCCATATTTATACGAGGAAGTGACACTGACAGATACACAAATTCAAGCTGTGGCAAATTGGAGAGAGCATTTTAATTCTTTTTATGTTACCGGTGAAGGCACCATGATGAATGCCTTGAGAAATTACATAATAGCAACACACAAGCATGGGGCTAAGTATGGTAATCTTAAATTTTTAGAGCAGTTCTATGATTTTAAGATACCACAAATAGATATTGAGCCATTCGGAGATGTGTTCTGTATAAGAACTTCTCCAAAGTATTCTATACCAGGAATCTTGAACTCAAAGTTTGGGGTAACTCAAAAAACTTTAGATAAGGCCTTGAAAGAGATAGATAAAGATTGGCAAGTGAACAAGGATCTAAGGGCTAATAACGAATGTGATGTATTTTATCAAGAATTTTTGCAAGGTATAAACGGAGTTTGTCATTATAAAGAGAAGGGTGATTTTACATTTGATGTAGGAGAGCAACATGAGGTAGTTCAAGGAAAGCAAACATCGACCACAGCTGACTTTGATATTATACATCATAAACTCAGACCCATAGCTAGACAGTTATACGAAGAGCTTGGTAAACAAATTCAACTAGAATTCGTCATAAAGGATGATCAGGTCTATATCGTACAACTTAGAACTATTAAAACTCCTAAATTTGAATCTAGTTTTCAACCCGTAGAAGGTGCGTTAATCTGCACAGGCTTTTCATTCACAGAAGGATATGAGAAGAATATAGCCCTAGAAGACTGTATTGTAGTTCAGAATGAAGTTGAATCAAATGAAGTATTGGGCAAGAAGGCTATAATAGTTAGAGATAAAACAGAATTTTCTCATGCATTAGCTCTATCACAAGCATTTGGAATTCCAAGTATCTATGGAATAGGGGATATTGAATTACCAGAGAGGATCACAATCAATACAAAAGATAAAACAGGAACCATATTAAAACCATAATCATGAAAAAACAAAAATTAACGCAGAACACACTATCAACCTTGTTATTGAGCTTTATAGTATCAATGGTAGGATTTGTATCCTTAAGTATAATGGATGAAGGTATCCAAAAAGATATAGTTTTTGGAATCAGTGTAGTGACATTCTTTTTGGGAATTGGGTCTGGGTTATATCTAAGTATGCTCATTCAATCAATAGATTTCCAATCCTCAGAAGACCTTAGGAAAGCAGAAAAAGAGTATTGGGATCAATATGATGAAGATGCCTTATTCATAGATGCTTTGAAGTTGGTGATTTTAAAAAGAGAGATACCGATAGAAGACATTGAAAAGGAGAAAGAGAAATTGAAAAACAAATAATATGGGCTGGAAATCAACAGTAACAATAAGCAGGGTAGAAGCTGCCACTCTTATACAGGATAGATTAATTAACGGTACCAATGATGAGTTGGCAGATGCTATGGGAGTTCTATATGGAGACAATCCTGAGCTACCTTATTTTGGTAGAAACTTTATGGTAGAATGAAAACACATATGACCATCGACCTAATAGGTCATCTTCATCTCAAAACAATTGATGAGGTAATAGAAAGATTAGTAGAGGCAAGAACCAGGGGCGCTAATATGGTTATGCTTACGAGGCCAGACTGCTGTTCAAATGCTTGGGGATTCCCTGGCCAAATAAGATGTGTTAGAGAAATTTCAGAAGAAGAGATCAAGCAACAAAAAATTAAAGAATTAAAACGTCAAATTAAAGAATTAGAATCATGAAAAAATCAGATTTAAGATCAGGGATGATCGTAGAAGACCGTAGAGGGCAGAGAGGAATAGTGCTACTAAACGCAGAAAGACATGGTGACATTGTTGGAGGAGGAATGGCAAAAGATAAAATTTCCGAAACTGAGAGAACTTGGAGTCCCCTACGAAGTTGGGATGAAAATTTAAGATATGTGGGTCCTTGTGGCAAAGATAGATCACGTGACATAGTTAAAATTTGGAGCCCTAATTCAAACAAGCATGCGGGTAGCTTCGACCTATATGCTTCAGAATCCATCTGGGAGCGTCCAAGGGGAATGACACACAAGCAGATAGAAGAGGCATTAGGTCGTGAATTTGAATACATAGCAGATGAATAGTTTAAACTTAACCTTAGAACAGGCACAGCTAGTTAGAGATGCTAGAGATTTTGCCGCATCGGCACACGGAGGTACCAATCATCTATATGATAATATGCCTTATATTCATCATCTACAGCTCACAACTCATGTAGCCGAAAGGTTTATATATCATATACCAGATGAGTATAAAGGTGTAGTACTTGCTGCCTGCTGGCTCCATGATACTATCGAAGATTGTAGGGTAAATTATAATGAGATTAAACAAAGGTTTGGATTCGATGTGGCCGAAATAGTATTTGCACTCACAAATGAGAAGGGTAGGACTAGGGCAGAGAGGGCCGATGAAAGATATTATGGTAATATAAGACAAACGCCACTGGCTACCTTTGTTAAGCTATGTGACAGAATAGCAAATGCCAAATATTCTGAACAGACTCAATCTAAGATGTATAAGAGATACAAAGATGAGAACCCTCACTTTACCAGATCTATTTGGAATGATAAATATCTCGACATGTTCGTTGAACTCAGGATGATCCTGGATAAAAATTTCCAGAATGCCCTTTTGTAATTTTTAAATTATTGACAATCAATTAGTTAAAAATTTGAATATTCTTCAATTGGTTTTGATAACTCATTCAATAACAATGAGTTATCTTTAACTCACTATATTAGAAGAAAAAGTACTTTTGTAAAGTACACTTTGTAATCCGATTACATTTAACACTGTCATAAAGTAGCGCGCATTGAAGTACATGGTCTCAGCTCTTTGCCGAGAGTTCGTGACTGCGTTAGGCAGATAGACAGTGATTTTATAACTTTAGTTTTTGTAAGCCTGAACTATGATCAGGCTTACTTTTAGGTAATATTGCCGCAGAACCATCTTAAAAATATAAATGATGGCTAATAAAAAGAACAGAAAAAAATCAAGAAGAAGTAATTTTATCGCAGTAGATGTGTGGAGATCACAATTTGGTCCCGTAAGTGTAAGAGCGATATTCGATATTTATCGACAGAAATTTAATGTGGAGATCCACAACATGAAGGATTATTCCTTTCAAGATTGTGTAAATGGGTTGCGAAAATTGGAGAACCCAGATTATATTTCACCGCAAGAAACTCCTTCTTATATTAAAGTGAACTAAAACTAAATAGAAATCATATCTGTTTAGTTAAATACAATTAAACAGATATGAGTTTTAATATACAAAATCACATTGAGGTAACTCAAGTAGAGACTAAACAAGATGTTAGTCTAGGTATCATGAGATGGGGCAAGTCAAATGCTTTCCCAGGTACTTTAAGAAATCTTATTGCACAATCACCCATTGCTAAGCCAGCTGTAGAGAGAACAGCAGCATTTTACAAGGGCTCAGGATTCGTAGGTGAGGATGAAATAGTGAGTCCATATGGATTAACACTTAAAAAGGTAGTAGATATCTTAGCAGATGACTACGCAACATATAGAGCATTTGCTATTCATTGTAACTATAACCTTAGAGGACAGGTCACCAGTATAATGCCCATGAGGATAGCTGATTTAAGATTCAATGAATTTGATGAATTAAATATGGCTAGTCAAGTTGGATATTACTATAACTTTGGTAGGACTAGTGAGATCAAGAAGACAGTTGATCAAACTGCCACAAAAACAAAAATCAAATGGTTTGACCGCTTTAATCCTAAAGCTGTGATTAAGCAAATTAGAAATACCAAAGGAGGAATCTCAAATTATTTAGGACAGGTGTTATATCATTCTGATGCAGGACATAGTTCTTATCCGATTCCACCACTACAGGCACCCATTAATTATGTACTATCAGATATTGAGAACAGTATATTGATTAGGAAAGAAACAGCTACAGGGTTTATCAATACCTATTTACTGAAGACTTCTATGGATTCAGAAGATCCATCTTTGATTGCTTTAGAAAATGCTATTGATGATGCACAGGGAGCAAGAGGATCTGGAAAGGTCATTACATTTTCAGGATTAGCTCCAGAGGATGTGAACGCAACCATTTTAGAAGAATTAGGTGGAGGTGGACAGGGATCTAAGGCGATTGTGGATGCTGCAGTTGTTACATTTGAATTATCACAAAAAGTGATCTTTGGTGCATATCTAATCCCACCAGTATTAGGTGGGGCTGATCAGAAAAATGGTTTCAGTGGCACTAATTTAGAGGATGCCTATTTTGTATTCAATGCTGTAACACAACACGGCAGAGACACCATACAGTCAGAAATCAACAGAGTATTGTCTAATTCTATCTTTGAAACTAAGGAGATTGTAATCAATAAACTTAAACTAGATACTGACGAAGAAGAAGTAACCCCAGAGTTAGAAGGAAAAGCGGAAGGTGCCAAGCCTGAATCTTCATTCAAGAATTTAACCGGTAAGCAGATGCAACAACTCCAGAGGATTGTGAGAAAGTTTGTTAAGGAAGAAATATCCTTTGAGCAAGCTAAACAATTACTAAAAGATGGATTCGATATGACAGATGATCAGGTTGATGTATGGTTAGTTAAAGAAGAAGAGGAGGTAAAGGATGTATAGTTCACAATTAGAAAACAAGCTTATTATAGTTGACATAGTAGACACACTACAAGACTACACATCTATTCAGTTGGATATCGATCCCACTAAAGTAAAGGCTGCCTCAATTGCAGCTCAAAAGGCTGATGTTGCTAGGATTATAGGTACTGTCAATGAACAGAGGTGTATTGATCCACAAACCCCTGCTGATGAAAACCTAAAACAATTAGTGATCCCTGCTTTATGTTACTATACATATGCTAGATGTTTAAAGATGTTTCAAGGAACTTTTACAGATAGTGGATATACTACAGAGACTGAGGCTGATGATAGAAATTCAGCTAAGAGTGTATCTAATGAAATGAACTCATTGGGTGATGTCTATATGAAAGATGTGATTACATTTTTAGAAGCTGAGAGTCCTGGTACAGAGCAGGAGAGAACAGATAAATTAGTTCCCAGAATACGAGTATTCGGAGGAAAAGAACATAGAGGCGGTTATACATTTAACCAAGGCTTCGAAAGGAATTAGTGAGTAGATCTATCAAAGTGGTCTACTCACCACATTGAGAATTAGCTCAGTGGTAGAGCGGTAGGTTGAAGCCCTGCGCGTCGCAAGTTCGAATCTTGCATTCTCAACAAATTATAAATATACACAAATATGAGAATAGTCAAATCGATTCTTATGCTGATTGTTATAGGTATAGTGCAGATATGCTTTGTTCCTATAAGATTAATTAATGCTATTTTACAAATAGCTATTTCAATTTTATCAGTAACTAAGAACACGCTAAAATTCCTCATGGAGCAAACTAAGAATGAAGTTTTAAAATTAAACGCATATGGCGAAAGCAATGAAAAACTCCAGGAGAGAAACAAAAAAACTTCTCCAGGAGAGAGGTAGGCTAGTAATGGCTGCCCTTAATGAGGGTAAACTTACTAGGCGAGAAATTTGTAAGGCAACAGGACTTACAATATTTGATCTAAACAATCTGTTTAAAAACGACAGAGAATTGTTTGCAGCTTATACTGTTAGAAAGAAATTGATAGCAGACATGGCAGCAGACAATATCATGGAGATTGTTAACGATCCTAGTCACCCACAACACTTTCAGGCTTCCAAATTTATATTGACTAAATATAAATCAGAGTTTGAAGATATCCTAGAATCAGTGGATTCCCAAGAGATAGCGGTTGAGGTGGCGGGTACAGGAGAAGCCGCACCTCCTGTAATAATAAGATTTGGTAAAAAGGATGGAGAATAACTCATCGAGAGAGATAGAACTAAATCCTGCCTTTTCACCACTATTTGAAGATAATTTAGACGATCCTAGGTACTATCAGGTATATGGAGGTCGTGGTTCTGGTAAATCATTTGCAGCAGCAATTGCTATGGTTCAATTGACTTACTCTAAATATAAGCACAAGATATTATATCTAAGGCAGACGATGACATCTTTAGAGGATTCATCTATTGCTGACATAAGAGCTGCGATAATTTTAATCGGAGCACAGGCTGATTTTAGAGAATCAAAGGGTACTATAACAAATATCAGAACAGGCGGTTCGATTGTCTTCAAAGGGATTAGATCTGCCGGGACACAAACAGCAAAACTAAAATCATTATCAGGTATAACTACTTTGGTGATTGAGGAAGCTGAAGAGGTTGAGAGCTTTGAGGAGTTTTCAAAGGTAGATGAATCAATCAGGATTGCAGGTAAGCCATTAAAGATTGTCCTAATCTACAATCCAACTTCAGCTGTAAAAAGCTGGATCCATAAAGAATGGTTCACTGAAGGCTTACCTAAACAAGAAAGATTTACAGACACAATATATATACATAGTACCTATTTAGATAATATAGATAACCTAAATCCATCTGTAGTAAGAAGATACGACTCATTAAAAGAGACCAATCCTACTTATTATAGAAATACAATTCTAGCTGAGTGGACACTTGAGGTCTCTGGTAGAATCTATGCAGGATGGGGTCAGTATCCTATATTCGAACAACCTGGCGATACTTGGTATGGTCTTGACTTTGGATATGGAGGTAATGACAAGACTGCTTGTATTAAAGTAACATGGTTTGAAGATGTATATTATGTCGAGGAAATGTTTTCGGAAGCCAAACTATCAATCAGATCAACTCTGACAAAGATGAGAAGGGCCGGTATTCCGTTTAACGCTAAGATATATGCTGATAGCGCGATGCCTTTACTAATTACAGAAATCAGACAGGGAGGTTATACATCGATTAGAAAGGCCTATAAAGGCAATGTAGAAGCTGGTATTAAAAAGGTTCAAGACAAGAGTATAGTGATGATTGGAGATGATACATCAGATTTGTATTATCACTATATGACATTTAAGAGGGATAAGAAAGGAAAACTTCCTCACGAACCAGATATCTTAGCAGCTTTAAGATACGGAATTAACAGTAGAACACCCATCAAGAACCCGGGCAAACCTCAGAAGAGGAGGGCTCGTAGAAGAAAGGGATTCTTATAACGAAAACATATAATGAATAAAATATATTTATCTGATAACTACATAATTGTAGAGCCATCAGGTAGATAGTCGATGCTTTTCCAAAAGGCATCGACTATCTACGATGAAAGCGCAGATGCTATCAGATTGGAAGATAGAGAATCAGGCAAATCCTTTGAGATTGCAAAGGCTAATGCCGCATTATGGCACGATGAAGCAGGTACAACACCATATACACTTGCAAGTTTAATATCATTCGTAAGGAAGCAGACAAATTTTAAGTCGGCCTCGGGAGGTAGCGGGGCGAATCTTAACCCTGATCACGTATTCGAAGGGGCAGATAGGACAGCAGGTTTTCATCCTGCAAATAGGAGTTCGATCCTCCTACGGGTTACAAAATATTTTAAACTTTTTTGATAAAAGGTTTGGTAGATTAAAAAATTATTGTATCTTTATACCATAATTTAAAAATAGTATTTATGGATAACATAGTAGTAAAGGCAAGAACCTTAGAAGAGGGAGCTAAGATAGTAGAATATTTTAAATCAAAAGGTGTAGACGTAAGAGGATACAAGGGCAGTGCAAGTGAAGATACAGGACACATCTTTATTTATTACGGGCTAAAGGATGGATGTTTCTGTAACTTTAATCTGGCATTTGTAGAGTCTACTCATATGAAAATAGTCACTCTGGAAGAATTGTATGAACTTGATCAACTACCAAGAAGAGTCTTGGTGTCAGATGATAAAGAAAAACACTTCGTAGAGAGAACTTTAGTAGCAATACTACCTGGCCAGGCACGATATAAGTATGTATGTGTAGAGTTCGATGATCAAACTGATTTTAATAATGGTAAAGAATACTCAACAGACGAGTGGCGTTTTATGAAGGAGATTCCAGACGTGCAAGAAATGACTCTAGAGCAAGTTTGTAAAGAGCTAGGAAGAGAAATTAAGATAGTAAAATAAAATACTATAGGTCTAATGAGCCCAATTGGCCTGGGAACTAGCCTGTCACGCTAGTAAAATAAGAGTTCGAAACTCTTTTAGACCGCCACAAAAAGTATATAGCAACAGTGATTATTTGAGAGGTTCTAAGGAGCTGTTAGAGATTATCAAATATAGTTGATAGAATTAGTTGGGTGATTCTTTAATATATCGTAACTGAGCCCAAGGAAATATGATAGAGTAGAGGCTCTATCACCAAAGTACTATTAGCTCAGCTGGTAGAGCAGCTCCCTGTTAAGGAGATGGTCGGAGGTTCAAATCCTTCATAGTGCGCTAAACAATTATTAATATAAATACAGACAGATGAAAAAATTAATTGTATTATTTACGATGATCCTAATGCTAGGGTCGTGTACTAAGGAAGTAGAGATAGGACAAAGCTGTAGAGAGCTGAGACAACAGATTTCAGAATACTATGCACCACTATTAGAACCATTAATTGATCCAGCAATTCCATTTGCAGATAAGGATTGGGCAACAATTAATAGGTTATTGCTAGAGAGAAAAGAAGCTATGGCTTCAGTAGGGTGCCCAATAGATAACTAACATATGAAGTCAGCACAGCATAACGAAAGACTGATAGCTGTAATAGCCAACAGTTTCGACAACTTCGTAGAGTGGATGAGGGCAGTATCAATAACAATGAGTTATAAAGGAGCCTTTGACTCCGATGGTAACACATACATCTATGTCGATAGAGAAGATAAATGCTATGGAGTTACTTATGATAGCTTGATTGATATATCTAACCCAGATATGTTATCTTTGAAGCGCAGAATTGATATTGAGAATGTGAAGCGAATTATTCTTTCCAGGATAAAAAGAGCAAAGAGATCTATCAAAACTATCAATACTAAATCAATCAGGATAGCACCATCAGTATGGTACCTAGATGTATTGGAAGGAGAGTATGACAATAGGATGAAGTATCTTAATGATAACTATGAGACAGAAGATTTCATACCATTAGATAGAGAAGGAGATTTTGTTACCTGCCTGTATAGCAAGAATAGAGATGATAATCAGTATAGACTGATCTTATCAATCGATAGCGTAGAAGATCACATAACAGTGGTTCATGAGATTGTACACATTATCCATACATGGGCAAAAGAAACTATGACAGATCTATCTTACGATAGCCAAGAGTGGCAAGCTCTATTATCAGAATATCTATTCGAGAAGATAACTTCTAAAGATGACTATAAAAAAGTAATAATATGAGCAGGACTTTTAGAATAGTAACCACACTTACAGTTAATGAAAATGGAATCAGTGACATCGTGGAGATAAAGAGAGATATTGAATCAGGAAAGATTCAGCGAGAGATGAGAAGGGATAAGAATTTATCAAAGGTAACTATGACAATACAAGAAGTATAATATGCCACCACTAAGCACATACCTATTTGAGAATAGGGCAAACAACAGGATGAGAGTAGAGATCCTAGCTCATTCAGAAGAAGAAGCTAGAGCTATATTAGATAGCTATAACCTAGACTCAAGTAATTTCAGAACAATTCAAAGGACTGCAGGAGTCTCAAAGATAGGTTAATAAAGTAAATTTACAAGGAGAGTGAACGCCGAACACTCGCATCCTTTACAAAATCGCGGGTTTAGTTCGGTTCCAGGGTTTGTAGCTCAATTGGCTGAGCACCTCCTTTGCAAGGAGAAGGATATGAGTTCGAGTCTCATCAGATCCACTAAAATATAAATATATGAAAACTCAAGTAGATGAACCAACAGCAGCAGTAGCTGATAATCAGGAATTAGAATATCCAAGGCTAATGAAAAGTCCTGACACAGGAACCATCATATTAGCTTCTAAAATACACCCAGATGGAAGTTTCACCGGGACTGCAGTTGTTGCAGGAGATCACATGGGTTCGCCAGTAGGGTATATGTCAAGCACATTCCACGAAGAATTTGAGGATTTTAAGGGAAGAGTAACTTTAGAGAATTGATGAAAGGATTAGTTCAACAGTTTGAGGAGATGCTTATAAAGGCACCCTACTCCAATAAACCAATCCCTAAAGAATTGATTGACGAATGGATAGAGGAAAAAATACTCAGTAGGAGATCAACACCGAGTTCTAAACTATTAATTACTACAAAGGAGGTTACAGTATTGTATCCAATTGGACATAAGCTTAGAACATTGAAAGATCACGAGGAACTCATGAAAGAAATAAATGAGAAAGGGAGACTAAAACATACATTCACAATATCATGAAGAAAGCAATCAAAGGACTATATGAAGTCTACAGTGGCATATGCACTTGTATAATCACAACGATTATCATAATGTACATACTAGGAATGATCCAAGTAACTGTAAATGGATAATATACTAGCATACATGGTATTACTAGGAATGGTGATAACAGCAATGGCAGTAGCCTATATACTATTAAAGGGAGAAGAATCACCATGCTGTAAACAACCCATGGAAGAAAGCTATGATGCAGAACTAGACAAGATAATGTACCAGTGTAAAGGGTGCAAAAGACAGTGGATATAATCCAATACAATAAATACATACAATACAACTATGAAAGCATCAGAGCTAAGAATAGGAAGCCTAATTGAATATAGAAATACAATATTCGAAGTAGGAAAGATCGGAGAAGAATTCATCAACGTAAGGTTATCAGAGAAACCTAAAGCAAACGGAGAATACACACTGAGTCCATCTATCCACATATCTCAATGCAGAGGGGTAAAGATAGATAATAAGATACTTACACAAGCAGGGTTTGAATTATACCCATGGGGATGGATACACGGGGATATAAGACTCACTATTAGTCACTACAGATATCAAAATGATAACGGGGCCAATAAGAAGATGGAGTACATTCACGAACTTCAAAATTTAATTTTAGCAATCACTGATTCTGAATTAGATATAGAAAAGATAAAGCTCATTAAAAAAGAAATCGAGAGAGGATAATAAACATCAACCATAACCTCATTAAGTACCATACAACTAACCATAATAAGAACATAAGGAGATGATAATAGACTTTTAATTGTTGTTTTGGGCTAAAAGGATGGTGTTTTATATTGTTTTGATATGATTTTGAACCTAGTTTTGGGCCTGGAAAATGGTCTGGGATTTGTTAAAGCGTTGTAAACGACATGGTTATAGGAAAAATGAGGGATTTTAGTCAATTCGGGTTGAAACCTATTGGGGGGAAAGTACCCCATTTTGGCACACAAAAATTGAACATATGAAAAGTGCGGCGCGCCAATTTTTTTCACCTATGCAAATAAATCTACGAAAATTTGCGAAAATTTGTGTATTTCACAGATTTTTTGTATCTTTATACTGATACTTCAGTGGTAAATGCACCCCAGCGTATTGAAGATCTGTCAAAGAAAAACTAATTTCATTGACAAGTTGTTCAGCGCATCCTAGGGGTGGAATGGAAAAGTTGTCAAACAACAGAAGATTTCATTGAATATATTTCAATATTAACAATTTTACAATTGTATTTTTGTCAAAAGAATTGGGCAAAACATTTGTTTAATTCAAATAATATACGTATCTTTATACTGATACCCTAGAGGTACGTAAAAAGATATCGCGCAAGGGTTGTATACGTTAAATATATTTCGTATCTTTATCCAAATGCTTTGGCGCCAACGAGGTGTCAGCAAAGAAAGGCAAACAAAAAACCCACTAGGACACAACCCCCAGTGGGCAAAATTACATAAAATGAATAAGGGTTAAACGACCCTAGGCGTTATATTTATCTTGTAGCGAATTGGTAACCTTGTCTATATAATCTACTTGCATCAGATAGACATACTACCCAATATCTACCGTCACACCCTAGCATTACATCAGAAGCTTTAGTAGTGTTGTTAGAACAAGTGATTGCTAACACTCTGTTTAGAAATCTTTGTGGTCTGTATCTTAGGCCCAACTTCTCTTGTAATTGCTTTTCAAATTGGTAATATGACATAATTATTGTTTTTAATATACTATAAAGATAAGGAATTAATCCATACAAACCAACAAAAATCACAATTATTTTTCAGAAACTTTGTGGCGCCAAACGATTTGGGCCAATTGATTATCTGAAAAATAATTGAGAAAAAGCGTGTCTATATGAGATAAAGTTTGTATCTTTATAGTAACGATCGAGGGAGGGGCTGGAAGGCCCAACGGGCACCCGGGTTGAAACACCACGCGTATGCCGACAATGGAGCCTGTTCATTACACCTTACGGGCAGTCTTGTACTATAAAGATACGGAGAAATAATGAATTAGACAAATCGAATTTTCCTATACACTGGGGACTAAAGAGTGGTAGCAACTATCGTTTACCAACAAAGCTCCAGAGTAAAGATACAAAGAAAGTTTGAGATAGACAAATAAAAAGACAAAAAAAATAGTGCCCGCTGAATTAAAAAACACAGCACGAGCACTACCATAAAAATATTATAACTATTGTTTCAAAAACAATTTTCCTAAAGCATAGAGATCAACATCCGGATTAACTGCGAGGTATTCAACTAAAATAGTTTTCATATCCTCAAAGTCATATGATTCAATTAAATCTAATTGAACGCCGAATACCTGGGTTAAAACGAATTTAATAAAGTCTTTAGATTGTTCCATTATATGTTAGCTAAAGCAATTAATAATTCAATCTTACCATCTTCAGTAGAAGACTTAGAGAAACCACCTAAATGAAATTCAATAATTTCATCCTCAGAGATAGATCTATATTCCTTCCAATCATAGATTGTAACAACATCTCCAAAATGAGTTTCACAAACCCATTTAAAATTAGTTTTATCTTCACCTGTGTTATCAGACCATTCTGGTTCTCCAACAACTTGTTTCAAATGGTTAACAGAGGTTTTTATAACAGTTCCATGGAATGATGAGAAATTAGCACTTTGATTTGATTTTTTCATGATATATGTGTTTTTAATTATAGTATAAAGATAAGGCATATAAATGAAACTACCAAATAATAATGCAAAAAATACCCACCTATATGATGGGTATTCGAGTATCTATTTATTATATGCTACATCAACACGTACCGTTT